TGAATATGAAAGCAGAATGCTACTTCAAACTCGCTGAGATGATAGAGCAGAATAGAATCATCCTTCCATTGGTCAATAGAGACACATTAGTGAAAGAACTGGACATGATAAGGAGGAGACATCCAGATTCAGATTCAAGACTCTCTGTGACCAGCAAAGAAGAAATTCAGAGACAACATGGAATCTCTCCCGATTATGCAGATATGGTGATGATGAGAATGTACTTTGAACTGCATCCCAACTATGGGAAGTATTCATACATCTGAAAACAAAAAAGGACTCTATTGAGTCCTCTTCTTTGTGATGCTGGTGATTCATTTGCTGAACAAGAATCCTTCATATCCAAGCAAACTTCAATCCTCCTTCATCTTTCTTACAACAAGTGATTAAAATTGTACTCAAATTTTTAGGATTCTCAATCTTAGGAATTTCAATTTTCCCATTTAACAAATCTTTTTTGGTTGAATAAACTATTGATTTTGTTTGAAAAGCACCAGTATCCAACATGAATCTCTGATTGTTATGATTCACAAAAATGTAGTTTGTTTGTGTCCTTGGTCTTGAATTTCTTGTTGCCATATGAGTATATGATTTTGTGTGTTTGTTTCTTAGTATGCTTTGTTGATGTCAGCAATCTTCAATCTCTGAATGAATGTGACTGGTTCATCCTTGTAGGTAGAATGCTTGATGGTTGCTTTGCAAGTGATGGTCATATCCTTGCTCACTCCTTCTTGTGTATCCCAAGTATCTGTTCCCTCAATGTTCTTGGTTGTCTGAGTCAATGTTCCTCCTTTGTAGGTATACACTTTCTTGTCAGCATCAATGAAAGTATACACACTAATGAATCCATATTGAGACTCATATCCAGTCTGCTTGATGCAAGTCAAAGTCAAGTCCAATCTTTGACCATCAGTATTGTGATGACCATTCACCAGAGAAGACATCAACTGCTCCTTCTCAACTACTTTCTGATACTGCTCTGTAGTATAGAACTTCTCCTTGTGCATCACTCCAAGACCAAGTTCTATTGCTAATGATTGAGCATATGATTCAAAGTCACTACCACCAAATGAATAATTGCACCAGTCCTCATATTTCTCACTATATAATGGACATCCTTTTGCTACCCAGATGATGAACTTTGGTTCACAATCTTTCAATTCTACTCCTTTGTTCTTCCCAAACTTCACCATAGTAGGAGTCATCTGCTGACTTCTGAGGATTGGTTTGAGAGATTCCATAGCATCATTCCACAATTCTCTTCCAGCACGTTCTGCAAACTGCTCTGCAAGCATGAGAGCAGTATCATAGTCAGTAGAAAGATTCTTGATGTATTGTGGCTTGCAATAGGCACTACCAACATTGTAGTTCCATAGTGTGTACATCTTGCTTTTAGCACCTTGAGATAGGATTGTGATTCTTTGTGTCATGTGTGTGTGTGTTTGAGGATTATTTGATTCTGTTGATGATAGCAGTACACTTTGCACAACAAAGTTCTGGAGCAATTTCAAGAGCATTTTTGAATGTTTGCTTGTCTTCCTTGTGCAGAGATTTTCTATTGCAAAGTGTTCTTGCACCATTGGAGACATGAATCTTCATTGACTTGTCTCCAGATGCAATTGAATTGGTTGTATGTGTGTTGTTCATGGCATCAAATATAGACAGAGATAGACATCACACAACAATCATGTGAGATATTTTTTTGATGCTTGAAATTCAGCAAGTTACAAAACAAAAAAGCATCCAATCTGGATGCTCTTTGTATCAGTTAATCTGGAAGAATGTCCTCACAAATGTAGATGATGTAATCTATTGTGACTTTGATACCATCATCACTCAGTCTCTTTACCATGATGTTGAATCTGGAGCGGATGTACAGGATGTCAATCACTACTGCTCCAGTATGAATGAAGAAGATGGTGAACCAAGTCTTCAACCAGCACAAGTCATCAGCATATGAGAGATAGATAGACAAGAGCATGGTCACTATGTAGATGCTTCTCCACCAAGTGATGTGTCTATTGGTCAATCTATATACATAGAAGTCAGAATAGACTTCCTTGAATATGTCCTTGACTCTTTGATTCCAGTTCAGTAGACTCATGATGTGTGTGTGTGTGATTAATATCTTCCAACTTCAAAGCATCCAGATGCTGCTGGATGACATCCAACTTGTCCAGATATTCACCCATAGAAAGAATGAATCTGTGGAATTTCTCCTCTCTCCTCTTATTCATTTGCATGATTCTGTCTACAGAGTCGGATACATATTTCATTCTGGAGTAGTGTGAACCATCAACTTCAATCTCCCCAATTGATTTGACCAGTCCTTCATCCATCAATGCAGAGATGATTGCAGTCAATGTCTGATGTGAGCAGAGCAAGTCTTCTCTCATGTGTAGGATAGTGCATCCATCATGCATCATGATGTAGTGAAGTATCCTTGTTGTGTTGCTGGATATCATCCCAGATTCAATCTGGTTCAACCATGTCTTCACTTTTGGTTTCATAATCAGAATAGTGTTAATGTGTTTGATGTTGGTTTGATGGTCAACTTGTCAAGCAGTTCAATCACTTGCTCCTTGTTGTAGTAGTGTTGAATATCATTCTTGACTTTGTCCTTTGCTTGGTCAATAGTCATGACTTCACCTCCTCTATTCTGAAGATTCTCACACCATTGTCAACTCTTCTGGTGACAAACTTCTTTCCATGTCTCTTCCCAGACATCACACATAGAGCAGACATCTTCCTTTGTGTCTTGGTCATCTGCTCTGGTTCACAAAAGATGAAGAATGATTCACCGACTTCAAGAGTCTTGAATGGGTAGATTGATTTCTTTCCTTTTGCCTGTGGCAATTCTACTGATTCTACTTGGTACATTGTTGCTTTGTTTTTGATTTGTATAAATTGATTTTGATTTTGATTTCATCCAGAGGAAGTCTCAATGGTTCATTCCTCTGTGATTCTAATTCTTCCAGTCTATGCTTTCCAATCCTCTTCAAGATTCCTATCTGATACTCCAGAAGATTCCCATGAAGATGCTGGTTGCAATGGACACATTGACCATGACAATTGTCTTCATTGAATCTCAAGTTTGGATATGAACCAACAGAGTAGTAGTGACCAGCATCATACTTCCCTTGAAGTTTATTCCCACATGATATGCATCCTTTTCCCTTGTCTCTTTCTCGGATGAATTTGTTGAACACTTGTTGCAGTTCTCTTCTCCATTGAGAGATTGACTTGTGTCTCTCTCTCATTGCTTTCATCTCTCTCTTCCCTTTCTTCTCATCCACTTTCTTTGCCCAAGATAGAAGACACTTTGGATTGATGCAAGTTGGTTGAAGAGATGAGTACAATGGAGTGAACTTCACTCTACAGATTTTGCAAGTCTTCATCAGAATTCATCTTGTGTTTGACCATGTGGATAGACATTCATGTCTGTATACTTCATGATGTTGTGATGGAATCTCATTGGACAGATACCAGTTCCACCATTCCTCTGTTTGGCAATGATGTACTCTCCCAGTCCATTGGTTGAATGTCCTCCTTCTGCTTCCATGATACCATAGTATTCTGGTCTGAATAGGAAGGTGACAACATCAGCATCCTGTTCCAATGAACCAGACTCTCTCAAGTCTGCAAGGATTGGTCTCTTGTCCTGTCTTGATTCTACTCCTCTGGATAGTTGTGAAAGAACTACCATTGGAATGTTGGACTCCTTTGCAATCAACTTCAGATTCCTTGAGATAGCAGATAGTTCTTGCTCTCTGGAGAGACCAGTCTTCTTTCCACCAAGAGACATCAACTGGACATAGTCAACATAGACAATCTCTATTCCATGCTTCTGTTGCATCCTCTTGACTTTTGCTTTCAAGTCCATCACAGAGAGACCAGCAGTATCATCAATGTAGATGGGCATCTTGTTCAGCACATCAACTGCTTGATAGTATTTGGTTGCCGACTCTTTGTCCAACTTGTACTTCATGAGTTTCTCTGCTGATACACCAGATACCATTGAAGCAAGTCTGTATGCAAGTTGAACACTACTCATCTCAAGAGAGAAGAATGCAACTGGTACACCAGACTTCCCAAGTTCCAAGACTTCAGTCAATGCCATAGCAGTTTTTCCCATTGCTGGTCTTCCAGCCATATACATCAAGTCAGACTTCTGATGTCCACCAAGCATCATGTCTACAGACCTAACACTTGTAGAATATCCAGAGACTTCTTGATTGGAATTCATCCTGTGAGCAATGGACTTGGATGCTTCAGTCACTACTCCAGAGATGTGAACTACTTCAGTTTTGAGATTCTGCTGGAAGACTTCATTCATCTGAGTCATGAATTCATCATAGACATCAAAGACATCAATGGTCTCATCAAAAGTCTTCTCATATACTTTGGATGCAATCTCATTGAATCTCCTCTTCATGAACATCTCACTCAACTGCAAGCACCATGTTGTGATGTTTGCAGTAGATGCAACTCTGTTGGTCAACTGAGACACATACAAAGCACCACCAACATCATCCAACTTTCCTTCACTCCTCAACTGCTTGGTCAAGGTGAGCAAGTCAACTGGTGTGGATGCTCTGTAGAGTGATAGAATTGCAGAGTAGATATCTCTGTGCTTTGGTTCATAGAACTTTTCTGGTGCAAGTAGTTCAATCACTTCTGGAAGCATCTTCTCAGAAAGCAAAAGACTACCCAAAATTGCAACTTCTATGTCCGAGTCATGTGATTGTATTCTCTGTATCATGATAGTCCTCCTGTTGGTCTGTATTGCAATGGTAGAACATATCTGTTGGACTTCACTTCAGATGACTTGTTCTCATCCTTGAACCAAACCTGTTGGACTTTCTGCTTCCAGTTGAGAATCTTCTTCCCTTTTGAGTCATGCCATTCTGCAACTTTGTATGATTCAAAGGAGCGTACTGCAACATCCTCCTTCATTCCATATGCTTTGAAATAGTCCTTCCATTCTTCAAGTGTAGGAGGAATGAATGGTGATGGTGATGGTCTCTTCTTTGGAACTGGTTTCAACTTGTCCTTTGCAAGTTCTATCACATCAGTCTCATTGATGATTCCATTCTCATTTCCATTTTCATTTTCATTTTCATTTTCATTAGCATCACTTTTGGTTGCAGTTTGCTTGTCTTTTGCTTTCACTTTGCTTCCTGTTTGCTTCTTTGGTATAGTACCATTCATATACCTTTTCATGTTTGCATCCAGTTGTGGCTTGATGAGAGTGAAGATGGTCTTTGCAAGTCCAGATAGTTCAACTTCATTGAAGTTCAGAGCATACTCAAAGAGTGCATGGTAGACATCTGCTTGAACTTCCTTTGGTAGTTCAGAGATTGCTTCATAGAATGAGCGATAGACAATAGTGGAGTCTCTCATAGTGCTGGTGTGTTAGTCCATTCATTCAACAATTGTTGCTTGTATGCATATGCTTTCTCCAACTTCTCACAAAGCAATTGACCATCTTCTGGATTGAAGTGAATCAATGCATGATGAAGAATCTTGTTGTCTGGTTGACGAGGGTCAAAGGATGCAAATATCCATGCAGTCTTCCCAAAGGTGAGCATATTCATTTGGACTTGCCAATAGTAGTCTGAATTGATTTCTTTCAGAGTCTCCCATCCATCAACTTGACAATGGTAGAAGTGATTGAGTGAATTGAATGGACATTTGATTTCTACTCCCAGTTCCATGTCAAAGCATTGATGATACATGAAAGCATCTGGAGAGCATCCACTATATTCATTGAACAACTTGAATGATGGTTTGAGTTTGGTCTGCTCTGGTGTACTACCAATGTGTTTGGCTAACTCCTTCAATGCAGTCTCCTCCCATTCGTTTCCCCAGTCCAATGCTCTTCCTGTTGCTTCATAGCATACCTGTCCAGTCACTTGCTCCATGAGTTTCTCATGAATGTACTTCAGAGCAGTCTGGGAGAAAGCACCAGAGTCCTTGTCTGCTTTGCTTCTTGGTTCAGTCATCAGAGCAGAGATTCCACTACCTGTGAATTTGCCCAATCTCATTCTATCCCATGCAACTGATTGTTGCGCTGATTGAATCAGCAAGTCTTGCACATACTTATTCTCCATGTTGCTCTTTGATTAATTGGTTCAACTGATTCTTCTGTTCATCACTCATCACTTCCTTCAACATCTCCATTGCATTCCGTATCTCAAACTCATCTGAACCAGATTTGATTCCTTCAATCATCTTGGTCATGGTTGATTCTGGTAGTGCTGATATTCCAGTAGATTGCTGAGTGATTTTGAATGGTCTATAGACATCCTTGTTCTTCCTGTTCAAGTCTCTTCCAAATACTTTTCCCAAGGATTGAGCAGCATTCTTCAGACATTCAGTCTTCAGTTTTGGGAATGCCATATCAAGAGCATTCGGTTTCTTGTTGTCTGCTGATAACGCCCATCTATTCCTCAGTATTGGGTCATCCTTGATTTCATCTGGGACTCTGTCTACCATGATGACAACAGATGCTGCTCCAGTCCTTCTGATTTGTTGACCAGATACTGGATGAGTCACCACCAATTCAACTGATGCTTGGACTTCATTTGCTATGTGAGACCATTGGAAGTTCTCTGTAGTCCATTGACCAAAGAATAGTTCATCCAGAGTCATCTCAATGTGACTGATGACAAGTGTAGATGCTTTCCTATCTGGAGTCAATTCAACTCCTTCAATGGATGGTTCAGAATTCAATCTCCCTTGAAACTTCTGGAGAGCATCCATATGCTCTGGGGATAGTGGATAGTTCATTGGTTGTCCTCCTTCATGTCTCTGGTGATAGCATTGATTCCAGCAATTGACCAACTTAGTGCTTCAAGGAATTCACTTCTGGTACATTCTTCTGTTCCTGTATCAAAAGCATCAGAGACCATTCTCTCTCCAGTACAGATGTATGCACCAACATTGGTATACTCTGACTTGAAGACTTGGATTGCTTCTGTTTCTGATAGGACTCCATAGTACCAGTTTCCTCTTTTGCGATAGCATGGAACAGATACTTCAGTTGTGTGTTCTACTGCTGGTTGTTTAACCTTGATTTGAATTGTTTTCATGTGTATGAGATTTAGAATTGATTTTGATTTGAGAGACTTCATCTTTGAAGTCAAAGACTACTGCTTCTACCAGTAGTTCAAGTTGCTTGGTGTAGAACTTGATGTCTTCATCACTCATGTCAAACTGCTTTGACATATAGTTGATGGTCATGTTGATTGTTCTCTGGGTGTACTTCATAGGTCAAAGATTGAATAGTGATGAACCATGAGTCCAGATGTGTTTGGTTTCTTGCAAACTACCATGCAATTCTGGTAGACAACTGCAAAACCATTGGGTGATTCTGATGCTCTTCTGATGACTGCTAAATCAATCTCATTGTAGTTGTGCTTTGCACCAGCATCCAGAATGCTTTTCAATCTGAGAGCATCTGCTCTCCTTTCCTGTAGATAAGAATTTGATACCATCTTGTGTGTGTATTAAGTTAGACAAATATAATTTCAATAGTCATCTCTGTCATCATCAGCATGGTCTTCATCATAGCACCAACGACACATTCCATACTGGTCTTGAAGTTCATCCAAGCAATCATCATAGAAGTCATCCTCAATCTTCTCATCTTCTTCTGATGCTGGATTCTCTATGTTGTATTCTTTTGCTCTATCACTTGCAAGTTGTCTTGCTTCTGCTCTCACTTCATCAGCATCACAATAGATGCACAGAGAGTGATTGTCTGGTGGATTGATTGGTGATTCAAACATGATGGTCTGGGATTAAGGTG